GACAGGTGGCAAGAGAAGATGCTTACAAAGATTCTTTGACTCAAGCATTAAGTGGCATTGATATGAGTAAAACACCTTTCTTGCAATCTATCGCACAATTTAATCCAGAAGGTGCTTTAAACTTAGGTGGTCAATTAGAAATAAAAAGAGCCACTACAAAGCCAACTGAAACATTTAAAACCTTAACAAATGAAGAAGCTGTGGCACAAAATCTCCCAGTTGATAGAGGTCAAGTTTATCAGATCGGTAGTGTTGGCAAAAAAATTACTCCTATAGGTTCAACATCGACTGGATCAATGGGTTCAGCAGTTAATCAATTAAACAGAGCAATACAGTTGACTAATCAAGAAAACTTGACAGTTCCAGAACAACAAGAATTGCGTGGTTTAAAAGTTATATTAGCAAGACCAAGAGATATACCAGTTTACAATCAACAAACAGGTAATACAGATTTACAAAGAACACCTGGTATAAATATTGATAATATTTTAACTGGTTCAGAAACTAAAAGTGATAATTCTGAAAAAACAAAAATATCAAAACCTGCAAAATTATCTGAAAAAGAATCAGCTTTTGTTTCTGATGCTGCATCAGCCACTAATGATATAAAAACAGTAATTGATATTATGTTCGGTGGCGATTTACAAAGTGGCGAATATAATCAGTTAGTATCTATAGGTGCAGGAACTTCAACAGGCAGGGCTGCAAGTGGTGATGCACAAAAATTATATAATGCTATCCAAAACTTAGTCGATTTAAGGCTAAGAAAAAGAACTGGTGCTACAGCTAATCAATCAGAAATAGACCTTTATCAAAGTCAAGTTTTACCAGGTTTTACAACAAGAGATACCACAGCAAGGGCTAATGTTGAAAGGCTACTTGTAGAATTATCATCTAACATTAAAGCATTTAAACAAGGCAGAAATGTAAAAGGTTTACCTAATATAGATTTAGATAGTTATTTAAAGAAAAGTGAAAAAACTGATGATGAGGTGGTTTACTAATGGCTAGAGGTAAAATCAACGAAGAAGGTGCATCATTAGCTATTAGAGAAATAGTCGGTAACGCACCTAATGAACAAAGAAAATCAATATTAAATCAGTATTATCCAAAAGTTTTGACTTCACAGGAGTTACAGGAAAAAAACCCAAAGCTAAATATAGTTGATAAATATGGTGCTGATAATCTGTTTTTTGTAGATAAAAGCAATAATCTTACAGTTTATAATCCACCAGGTATTGACTTTGGTGATGTAGCTAGTGTTGGTAGAGAACTTGCTAGTGGAGCAGGTGGATTTGTCGGTGGTGCTTTAGCTTCTCCTGGTGTTGCAACGACTCCTATTGGTGTTGCATTAGGTAGTGAAGCAGGTGGTCAATTATATGATGTAGTAACAGATGCACTTACTCCTGGTGGTGTAAAAAGACCATTAGCACAAAACCTAATAAGAGCAGGTGAGAATATAGGCATGGAAGCCGTTGGTGGTAAGATTGCTGACAACACAATGCGTGGCCTAAAAAACATAGTGCAAAAAGGTACACAAACATTAACAGGTATTAAACCAGGTCAAAGAGCAAGAGACTTTGATAGATTAGGTATACAACCAACAATAGGCACTTTAACTGGAAGCAGAGGTGTTGCAAATCTTGAGGAAGTTGTCGGTGGTAACATATTTGCTGCTGATATAATTGGTGCATCACGACAAAAGTTACAAGATCAATTACAAAATGTAGTAGGCAAAATTACAACACAATTAGGTGAAGCTGCACCAAGTATTGAAAATGTTGGTACAATTATAAAAACAGGTGCAAAAAATTATTTTGACAAAATACAAGCCAAAAAAGAGGGTTTATACAGAGCAGCATTTGATGCAGCAGGTGACGTAAATGTAAATTTAAATAATATACGAACATTAAAAGCAACTTTAGAAAATGAAGTAGCAACAGCACCTAACACATTAAAAAGTGTATATAAACCATCGTTAGATAAAATTAATAATTTGTTACAAGATTCTGTTGATGGTTCTGTACCTTTAAATGTAGCACGACAAATCAGAACTGAAATTGGTAAAATTATCGGCCCTGCTTCACCTGGTAAAATAAAAATAGAAACTACAGGTGATGGTAAATTAAATGCTATTTATGGTTCTTTATCAAAAGATATATTTGCATCTGTGGGTGAAGCAAGTCCACAAGCTAGTAGATTGTTAAAGAAAGCAGATCAATATACAAAATTTGTTTCTAAAAAAACAGGTGGCGTAGAAAAGACTATTGAAGATATACAAAAAAAAGGTCTTGATTTTCAGGTTTTTAATTTTGCTATGCAAGGTGGTAAACAAGGCAGCCAAAGAATAAAAGAAGTTTTTAAAACACTTACTATACCAGAAAGAGATGCTGTATCTTCAACCATATTTTCAAGGTTGGGTTATGGTGTGGTAACTCCTAAAGCTGCCTGGTCACCAACAACTTTTCTTACTGAATGGAGTAAATTAGATACAAGTGTCAAAAAAACTTTATTTAATAGACCCAGACAAAAAGAAGTTGCAAAAGAAATAGATAGTTTAGTTAGAATTTTTAGAACAGTTGATGAAAGAAGATTATTAGATAATACGTCTGGTACAGGCAAAACTAACATAGGCTTTCTAAATGCAACATCTTTACTTTCAGCAGGTGGATTGTTATTAGCAGGCCAACCAGAAGCAGCAGGTGGAGCATTAACAACAACTGTTTTAGCCCCAAGATATGCAGCAAAACTTATGACAAGTCCTAGATTTATTAGGTGGCTTAAATCAACAGCACAAGTAGCTAACAAAGGTGTAAATCCATTATCTATACAGTTTGGAAAGTTAGCAGCACTACCAGGTAAAGATGGTGAATTAGCAGAAGCTATTAATGCTTTTACAGGTAATCTTTCACAGAATCTATCACTACCAACAGTCAATATAGAATGACCCAAAAGAAACTACAAAGAAACTCTATCTTAGATGATTACGATCTTGATGGTGACGATACGATTACAGATGAAGAATTACAACAAGCCAAAGAGATAAAAGAGACAGAGACTAAATTAAGAAAGAACTTAGCACAGCTACGAATGGCTAGGTACACACTAATCGGTATGGGTGTATTTACAGTAGCCATGTTTTTTATACCTCTTGAAAGAGTTAATGCTCTGACAGATTTATCAAATTTATTTTATATAAGTGGCAGTTCGATAGTTGGTTTCTATATGGGTAGTACTGCTTACATGGCAAAGAATGGAGTTAAATAATGTTAACAGCATTAATAGGGCCTGTTACAAACTTAGTAGGTAAGTTTATTGAGGACAAAGACCAAAAGAATAAACTAGCCCATGAACTAGCTACAATGGCTGAAAACCATGCACAGGAGTTAGCTAAAGGTCAGATAGAAATAAACAAAGCAGAAGCTAGTCATAAATCTATATTTGTTGCAGGTTGGAGACCTTTTATTGGTTGGACTTGTGGCATAGCTTTATGTTGGCATTTTGTATTAGCACCAGTAACAATCTTTGTTTGTGCTTACCTAGCTATAGAAATACCAGAACTACCTACATTTGACATGGGATCACTAATGACAGTCTTGATGGGTATGCTCGGTCTTGGTGGTTTACGCACATATGAAAAGCAAAAAGGACTGACAAAATGAACAGCATTTACCTAAAATTATATGACTTCTTTCATGCCATAGCTAACTACTTTTGGCACAAGTACATAAATTCATTAAAGACAGGAAAGAGCAAACAAAAATGAATATAGAGCAGCTACGCAAAGAATTAGAGTTAGATGAGGGCTGTAAGCATGAGACCTATATGTGTACTCAAAACAAGGTTACAGGTGGTATAGGCCACATGATTACCGAGTGGGATGATGAAAAGTATGCAGAGGTTGGTGTTGAAATATCAGATGAGCAGGTAAAGGCTTGGTTTGATAAAGATATTGAAACTGTGCTTAGTGACTGTGAATTACTTTATGATGACTTTGAACATTTACCAGAAGATGCACAGCTAATCATAGCTAATATGATGTTTAATCTTGGTTATCCTAGACTAAAAAAGTTTGTAGGTATGAAAGCAGGTGTCGATGCTAGGGATTGGAACAAAGCAGCCGATGAGATGATTGACTCCAATTACTATAAGCAACTTCCAAATAGAGCAGGTCGTTTAGTGAAACGCATGAGATCATTACATGGCTCAATCTAGGAAAAAGAAACCTGTAAATCTATCTGTTGGTAGGGGCGAAAAACTATCTGTTAAAGCAGGTGGTGGTCTAACAGCAAAAGGTAGAGCCAAATACAACAAAGCCACAGGCAGTAAATTAAAAGCACCAGTAACAGGTAAAGTTAAACCAGGCAGTAAAGATGCCAAGAGAAGAAAGTCTTTTTGTGCAAGGTCTAAGAGTTGGACAGGGCCAAGAGGGAAAGCTGCAAGACGTAGATGGAAATGTTAACTAACAAAGGAGAAAGCTAATGCCAATGGGTCGTGGAACTTATGGAACTAAAAAGGGTAGACCACCAAAGAAAAAAGGTGTCAAAAAAATTAAGATGAATAAAATTGGTAAGGGTAAAAAGTAATGGCTAAACGACCAGGCTTATATGCCAACATTCATGCAAAAAGAAAAAGAATAAAGAGACAAAAAGCAGCAGGTAAAACACCAGAGAAGATGCGTAAGGTTGGATCAAAAGGATCACCAACTAATAAAGCATTTAAGTTAGCTGCTAAGACTGCAAAGAAAGTTAAGAAGAAAA